CGACGAACTCGGCGTTCGTATAGCCGCTCCCGTCGGCGTCGGGCTGATGTTCAGTGCTCATTTGTAGCGATCGTTAGGGCGTGTAATTATAGTTGAAGATCACTGCGCCGTGGACCATCATCGTGAGACTCGTGACCGGCGGCGTATCGGACATGCTGACCTCCGGGCTCATGGTCTCGACGTCTTCTAAGCGGTGGACGAGTTGAGCGTCGCCATACGCTTCCGCCTCGGTGTCGTGATAGGAGATCTCGATGAACTCGTTGTCGGCGGGTTTGAGCTGTCGTGAGTCGTTGTCGAAGGTGAGCGAGCCGTCAGAGGCGTCGACGAGGCCGATGAGTTCAAGCGCCGCCATATCAGCGGCCATCACCGACGAGAGCTCGAAGTCGACGGTATTGTTCGTCCGGTAGCGCCGGGTTCGGCGTTCGGCCGCGGGGTCGAAGTCCTCGGTATCCTCGTCAGCGCTGAGGCTCAGCGAGTCCTTCGCAGCGAGAGCCAGGACTGTTCTCACTGGATCAGTACCGCTTTCATCCACGTGCATCACGTGGATCAACTCGCCCGATACTTCGGTGTCGTTGCTGAAGTTTCTAGTACTCATGATTGTGTCTCGGTGGTGGTGTCGTGTCGTGTCGCTCTGCGAGTCAGTCGTCGATCGATGCTTCGTCGGTCGCTATCGCGTCAGCCCCAGCGCTCGAAGTCGTAGCGCGAGGCCGTGACGTAGCGGTCGCGATCGTCGTCCCACACGGGGTCGGGAGTGCCGCCCGTTGCGCCGAGCGCCCGGAACGCTTCGGTATGTGCCGTCGCGATCGCGCCGATCTCGTCGTTGATCTCGTCGAGCCAGGCAACGCCGTTGGCGTCGAGGGCCCGCTCGCGGAACTCGACGGCGAACTGGCCGATCAGTCGCACGCGCTCCTGTCGGTTCTCCCGGTCGGACGACTCGGCGACGACGCGCACGCCAAGCGCAACGCCTGGCGGCTCGCCGCCGGTGGTACGGTGGGATCGGTCGAGCGCCGGCGAGGGGACGATGACCGACGCGCCGTCGTCGACGCCGGCGACCCGTTCGAACCGATCGGTGAGGGGGGCGTGTCCGCGCAGTCGAGACAGCAGTTCGCCGCGGAGATCGCGGGTGCGACCGCCGGCACGGTCTGACTGATTCGAACTCATGGGGTAGAGTTAGCTCACTCGATCGGTCGTGTTTTCGATCGCCTCGTCGACGCGCTCGCGAATGTAGGGTTTCGCGGCTTCGACCGCCGGGCGGAGGTAGGGCTTCGGAGCGGCCGGGCCGACGCGTTTGCGATAGAGCACTTCGCCGTCGACTTCGAAGCGGAGGTAGCCGTCGCCTTTCGCTTCGATCGGGCCACGTCCCAGTTCCACGATCGCGGCGTACTCGGTATTCGACCCGGCGTAGACCGTCACCTCGTACGGGCCCGTCTGAGCGGTGTCCGAGGCGATCGACCCCCGGAGGGTCCCGGTATCGACCGGAGCGCGTCGTTTCGCCTCCGCTTCGATCTTCAAGCCGATGTCACGGGCGGCGGCGTCGAGTTCCTCGACGAGGACCTCGCCGAGGCGTTCGAGTTGGTCCGCTAAGTCGTATGGGTCGTCGCCGTCCCAGTCGAAGCCGTCTGCCATTGGATCGAACTAATGCTACAGGTCGTCGGTCTCGACGACGACCTTCGGCGGGCGCGCCCGTCGCGAGTAGACCCGGCGGATCGCCTGCACTTCGAGATCGTCGATCGTCGGACCGCCCTCGGTGTCGGCCAGCGGCGTCAACGCGAGCGTATCGCCCTCGCGAAGCGTCTCGCCAACGCCGGGCGGGGCTTCGACGGCGGGCGAGCGGTCGACCGTCTCGCCGATCGTGGTCCGAGTGAGCGAGACGCCCTCGATGTGAAAGCGAACGGCGACGGGGTCGCCGGCCGACCCGCCGATGAGATCCGATTCGCCTGAGAGGGCGGTGCCGTAGTCGTCGACACACACCCCATCGACACAGGTCGATCCCGGCGGGCAGTCGTCGTCGTTCGAACAGGAGATCTCGCCGCTTCGCGTCGCGGACAGCGTGTGGGTGGGGTTGATCCGGCGGCCGAGGCTCATTGGTTCTCGCCGGTCGGTCTCACGACGTTCACGTCGCGTCGAACCACCCCGAGGGTGTTCGTGAGATCGGCCCTGAGCGCCTTGTCCCCGAGCGTGGTCGAGCCGTAGCCCGCCGAGGAGCGATCGCCGGCGTACTCGACCGACGACTCGTCCGATAGTTCTTCGCTATCGACCTGACGAAGTTCGTCGACGCCCGAACTCAAGATCAGGTGGCCCGCGACGTAGCGCTCGATCAGCGTCAAGCGATCGTCCGATAAGGGCGAGTCGCCGTTCTCGTCGGTGAGTCGTTCGTCGACTTCGAGGGTGGCCGGCATGATCCCGACCGTTTTGATCTGGTCGTCGGTGATCGCCTCGATCGGGTAGCCGTCGGCTTCGAGCTCCATGCGGACGTCGGCGGGGGTCGTGCGGGCCATGATTCGGTGTCGTAGTAGGGGCTGTTAGCGATCGCTCGCGTCGTGATAGGGACACGAATCGGCGGGCCGATCGCACGTCCCGCCGCTGTTCAACTGCGCCCCGCAGGTCTCGGAGTCCGCCTCGTCGTCCGCGTCGTCTCCGTTCCCGGTATCCGCATCCACATCGGCATCGGCATCCGTACCGGGGCGTTCGATGCGCTTGTGCCGGTCAACGAGCGCATCGGCCGTTGCTTCGTCGGACACGGTGATGCGACCGTCGAGGACGTCGAAACTGCCGTATTCGGCATCCTCAAATCGGCCGGCGGAGATGCATCGGACGGTGAGGTCGTAACTCATAGTGGGTCCCGAGCGGCTTAGACGCCGCCTTGGATGAAGAGATTTGACTGCCCGTCCATCACCACGAAGTCGAGGCGGTCGCGGATCTTGTAGACGTCCCGATCCTTTTTTTCCTCGCGGTAGTTCGTGACCTCTCGTTCCCAGCGGGTCGACTCGTAACCGAATTTGCTGGTATCGACCATGAGCCCCTCGTCAGCGCCCAGATCGCCCGTATTGGTCATGACGACCGGCACGCCGAAGACCGTGCCGAGTTGTCCTTCGCGGGCGAGTGCGTCGCCCTGATCGGTGGCCCGGTTGAAGTTCGTGTCCGTTGCGAGATCGCCCCAGGCATCGGGCGAGAGATAGAGCTCGAACTGGGAGGGCTGATACTCGTCGTCGACGAGCGTCGTGTAGGCTTCTACGACCGCGCCGAAGTTCATGTCCGAGCCGTCAACGCCGACGACGGTGCTGTTCTGGTTGTTCGACAGCCCGGCGAACGCTTCGCTGTCGTTCTTGTGCTCGGCGGCGACCCCCATTTCGCCGATCGCATCGGCAATGATGTCGATGGCGGAGTCAGAGACTGCCTCGTCGCTGACGGCGATTTCGAGGCCGTCTTTCGTGTAGTTGGCGGTGACGCCGTCGTAGTCGAGACTCGTTCGCGGGTAGTCGGCGTCCTCGACGACCTCGACCATCTCGTCGCGGACGTCGTCGGTCGCCTCAGGGAACGTGAACTTGCCCGAGTTGAGCCCCGTGGCGTCGTGGTCCCGGTAGGCCCGCCGGAACTGGTACATCGCCTGCGTCCGCTCTTCGATGATCGCGGCCACGTCGTCGTTTTTGATGACGTCCGTCGCTGTGGTCGTCATTAGAAGACCACCTCCGCGGTGCCCGCGGCAAGCGAGTCACCAGTAGTGCTCTCCCCGCCTTCGTCCGAAATCGCCAGCACCGGACCGCCCGCCGACGAGCCGAGTTGGCCCGCCGTCGTCGAGGGGCCGAGTCGCTCGCCCGCCGACACGCCGCTGGCGACGTTTGCGATCACGCCATTCGGGTGGTGAGTAAAGAAGTTCTCGTCGTCGCCTGCCGATCCGAAGTCGAAATGAGCGATTCCAGCGAACTCCTCCGAACCTCCCGTGTCGCCGCTGTTGGTTTGCGATACTTGTCCGCTCGTCTGATCGATCGCGACCGAATCGCCCACGGCCGCCGAGCCGTCACCTTCGTAGGTTTTCGTCGCGCCGCCGGGGCCGGTCTGGTCGCCGAGTTCGTGTGGCATTAGAGAGCCTCCATGTCGATGTCCTCAGCCTCCTCAACGCCGACCAGTGCCGCGGCCTCCGAACGGAGGGCCTCGGCGTGATCGGGCGTGCGCGATTCGAGCAAGTCTGCCCGCCGGAGGTTGTCACGAACGGTCTCGCGGTCCTCGGCGTCGAGGTCGCCCGGCGAGCCGCCAGGGTCGTCCCTCGGGTCGTCGGCGTCGCCGGCACCGCCCGTCTCAGGGGATTGGACGAGTGCCTCGGCGTCTAAGTTGCCCTCGTCGTCCTCGAACTCGGCCACGAGGGCGTCGAGGTCGAGGCTATGGGCCGCCGACTCGGAGATGCCGGTCTGGTCGGCCAGCGCGTCCGCGAGGACGCCCTCCACCGATTCGACGCGGGCTTCGAGCGCGTCGTAGGTTGCTGTCTCGACGACCGTCGGGTCGTCGAACTGGTCGATTCGGAGATCGGTCGCTTGTCGTGCGAGGGCCTCGTCCTCGGCATCGACGACCGTCGGGGTCTCCGTCGATCGTGCCGCGTGGATGAGGGCCTCTTCGTCGTCAGTCAGGTCTAGTGTCATGTCGGATTCAGGGGTCGTGTCGCTATCGCTATCGTCCGCACGGGTGTCCGAACGCTCGTCGTCCGGTTCCGCCCGCTCGTCGCCGCGCTGTGCGTGGCTCGCCGCGTTCGCGTCGGTCGCCGGGAACGACTCGATCACGGTCAGGGTGTCCGGCTTGTGGGCGACCTGCTGGTCGGTCGCTTCGTAGCCGTCATCGCCCGGCCGGTAGACGGTAATAAGCGCCGCCGGGCCGCTGACCGTGACGTCGCCGTCGATCTCGCTATCGAAGGTCGCGTCCTCGCTTTCGATCGTCCGACGGACCCGGCCGAACGCCGTCCCGCCCGAGGCCTCCCAGCGGACGATCGTGCCCTCGGAAAGGTCGCCGATCGACGCGAGCGCGTCGCTCTCGGCGAGTGCTTCCGCGACGGCCGCGGGATCGGTCGTCCCGAAGGTCGCCGCCAGCGCCTCCGCGGTGGAACCGGGGACCGGGGTATCGAACGCCGCGGCAAGCGCCTCACCGGCGAGCGCGTTATCGCTTAACACGGCCGCGGATGCGTTCGGGCCCGTCTCGATCGAGGCGTCGTCAGACGCCCCTTCGAAGACGATTCCTAAGTCTCGGAACTCTGGGATCGACTCGGCGACCCGGGCGTCGTGCGTTTCGCTGTAGTCGCCCAGTTCCCGGGCCATAACCGGCGAGACGTCGACCCGACCGCGATCGATCTTCCGGGCGATCTCCCGATCGTCGACCTCTCCTTGATAGATGATGCCCACGCCGTCGGCGTACGCCGCGTCGGTGACTTCTCCGACGATGTCGCTGACCGGCGGCTGGGAGCCCGGATCGTGGCTGTCGGCGCTGTTGTTCACGACGATCGGGACACCTTCGAGCTTCGGTGCCGCCTCCCGAAGCACCGGGGGCGGCCAGTAGGTCGCCGTCTGGGAGGCCCCGACCGTGACGTCCCCCTCGCCGAGGGCGACGCCGTTGACGACGAACGGATCGCTGTCGTCCTCGAAGGCGGGGTTTGACTGGTTCGATTGGTTCGACTGGCTCCGAGTGTCTTCGAGCGCGATACAGCGGCTCGTCAGTGACTGTGGTCTCGACATGATAGTGCGGCTCATGGACGCGGAACTCTGGGCGAGCGTCGGCTAATAGTCCTGCTCGGTCCCGACCCGGATGTAGGTGATTTCGCCGTCGGTCTGGAGCGAGGTCGGATCGGTGCGGGCGAGGACGAGCACGATTTCGCCGGGAAAGAAGCCCCGCTTGACGTCGCCGTTGGTGACGTCGCCGCTCACCGACCCCGGGTTGTTCCTGCTACCGCCGAGGCTTACCCCGCCGGTGAGGTACCGGACGTCCGGTGCGCCCGCCCCGTCGGTCGGAACGGTCGTGACGTTCTCGGTGACCTCGATCGCGGAGTTGTCGCGTTGGTGTTGCATCGGGGTCGAAAAGCCGGTGGCGTCGGTCGCGCTCGTCGGGACCGCGCCAAGCAAAACCTCGATGTCGTTACTCCCTCCCGCAACGTACGACGGCGGGAGGACCTGCGTCACGACGTTCGCCCGCGCGGGGTCGACCCGCAGCGCTATCAGCGGGTCGTTGTCGGTGAAGGACTGGGAGAGCGACCCGCCCAGCCCCCACTTGGTGAACGTCTTGACGCGGTCGATCTGGGTGGCGTTGCCCCGAACGACCGCCCCGAAACTTCCGATATTGACCGTGATAGGGTCGTCGCCACTGGCCCCGAGGTGCTCGACGGTGACCTGGAGTCTGAGGTTGACCTCCTGGGTGGCGATGTCCTCGCGATTGGCGAGCTGGCCGACCTGGGGATTGACCTGCGTGCCGTCCGCGCGCGTATGCGAGAGATCGAAGCGCGCGTTGCCCGCCCCGTACCAGTTCAGGAAACACCGGGTGATCCAGGGCTGGGTTCGATCGAGGCTGCCGAGCGCGAACGGGTCGATCTCCCACTCGCTTTTGGGTTGCTCGTCGACGAGGCTCCCACCCGAACGCTGAAACAGGCGCGTCGATCCGGGCGTGAACTCGACGCCGTAGACGTTCTCGCGCGGGTCGTCGGCGAACTCGACGACGAGACGGTGGTTCTCAGTCGGGGTGCTGTCGTACCAGGCGGCCGCACCCCACAAAAACTCGTAGCTCGGGACGTATCGAGACGGTTCTCGCGCCCCGAAGGTGAGCGTATCCCCCGGCTCGGCGGTGAGCTGGTACTTTCCCGGTCGATCGGTGAACCGACTCGACGCAAAGTCCCGGTCGTCGGTACCGTTGACGAGCAGCCGGAGCCGTTCGGTGTTCGCGTTATATGTCGCCGGGATGTCGAGGCGGTTCTGGGTGACGTCGCCGATCGTCGTGTCGAACGACGTCGTCGCCGCCTCGAGGGCCTTGAGCAGGCGGTTTTGGAGAACCGTCTCGTCGTGTTCGTTGGGTAGATAGTCGTCCATGGCGAGATCGGAGTTGGGGGAGCCGGGGGGACTCGGTATACTGTATCACGTGCTATACGGCAGGGGCCCACGCGCACCTACAAGATGGATGCTGAGGGAGTTTCCCGCGGGCCTCCTCGATCGCGTAGACGTTGCCATCGAGATTGCGACAGATCGGGCAGGTCCGTCGGTCGTCGGTGGCGATCCATTCCGCTTGCCCATTGACCTGCTCGACGCCCTGCCGTTCGTAGCGATTGAGCGTCGCCTCGGCGTGGGCGTTGATCGTCTCGGTGCGTGCCATCGTCGTCGCCCGCGTCTTCCCGATCGAATCGACGCGGTCGGTGAGTTGTCGGGCGGTCTTCCGTGGGCTCCAGCCCTGAGCGAAGCCATTGGCGAGTTCGCGACCGACCTGTTTCGAGACCTCGTCGGTGATTCCCTGGAGGGCCTGGTAGTTCCGGGTATAGAGCAGTTCGAGGGAATCGCGATGGACGCCCGCGTTGAACGTCGCTTCGAGGGGGGCCTCAGTGACGTCGATCCCTCGCTTGCGGAGTTCGGTGGCGGCCTGGCGCAGTCCGCTCCCGTAGGCCGACCGGATGTAAGTGTTCGAGCCCCGAGAGATGACTTCGAGGACGCCCTGTCTGAGCTGGCGATCGAGCCAGTCGAGAAAGCCCTCTACTTTGCGGTCGTCGGTCTCGAAGCGGAAGGGCGGCACGCGGTCAGCCAGTGCTTCCGATCGGAGGCCGAAGGCGTCCCGGTCGCGGACGCCCGTGCGGATCTCGGTATTGACGTCAGCGAACTCGCCCCGGAGCTTTTGAGCGTAGCGTTTCCTGAGCGTCGTGGTTCTCGTCGGGTCGACCGACTGGGTGCTCGCGCTCATTCGGGTTCATTAGTCCCGCCGTCAGTCGCCGCTTGCTCGCCCTGGCCCTGGGTCTGCTCGAACTGCGCTTGCACCTCGGGGTTCGATTCGGACAGATCGAGTTCGTCGACCACCTCGTCGACCAGCGCGTCGTCGGGGAGCTGTAAGACCAGTTCCGCCAAGGTTTCCTCGTCGAGATAGGAGGGCGCACCGCCAGGCCCGTAGACGTCTTTCAACGAACTCGTGAACTGGGTGAGCCGTTCCATGTCGTCGTCATCGAGCGAGAAGAGGGGCGATTCGTCGGACTCGGGTTCGATCCGTAGCCGTAGGCCCTCAGTCGGGAGGTCCTGTTGCTCGGCAATCTCGACGAGCGCGGGTTCAAAGGCGCTTGCGAGGGTTTCTCGCATTTCAGAAACTCGTTTCTCGTACCGTGGTTCTTGTTGCGCAGTGACAAATTGGTTGATGTCAGTTTCCAGACCAATGCTGTAAAGCGGCGTGGGCAACGCCGTCACGATCAGTTTCACGTACAGTTCGATGAGCGGGATCAGGCCGTCGGCGACCTCGCCCTCGAACTTCTCGAAGTCGATCGCCCCGTCGTGACCGATGATGTCGCCGGGGTCGAGGTCCCGGCCGATCTTGTTGTTGATGAAGTCCGATTGTTCGTCCTCGCCCCACTCGATGAGTTCCGATTGTCCGCCGGGGAGGTCGAGGACTTCCCGACCGAAGGCCACGCTCCAGATGCCGTACGCCTTGGTTTGAATCGCGGCTTCGTTATCACGAAGGATTTGTTTCAATCCACGAACCAAGTCGGCAACCGGATGAATGACTGACTCGCCCCAGACGTTGCCGGGCACGGGGTTGCGAGCGACTTTGATAACGTCGTTGGTCGACAGGGGAATGACGTCGCGATCGGCGTAATACTGGCCGTTCTGTCGCCGGCCGAGGATCGACTCGTTGTGGTACTGCAGGTAGGCAGCGGGCTCGCCCCGCGCTGTGGTCTCGACGTCGGCGTCCGCGTCGCCCTCGGCGTCGACGAGGATGGGTCGGTTGTCCTCAGTGACGAGACGGATCGACTCCGGGCGAATGTGCATGAACCCGGTGTAGATGGGGTCGTCGGCGTTCGGATCCGCTTTGACTTTCTCAACGAGGATATTGCCGGCAGCCTCGTGCTGGATGACTGATTGAAAGAGGATCGTATCGAAGGGTTGGTTGCGCTCGCCGGCGACGATGCCGGCTTCGGGTAGGAAGTCGTCGTTGAACCACTGCTCAGTTTCGTCGGCGTCGGCTTCGACGCGCGCACCCGGTTCAGTGACGTCGGCGGCGAACTGGCCGAGCGCGGCGTTGATGAAGGGCGTCTCGCGGTAGAACCTGTATTCGTCGGCTAAGTCCTCGGGGGCGGGGACTTCGTCGACGCGGCCGGCGTGATAGCTCGTCGCGCCCTGGCGGGTACGGGTTTCGGGCGATTGCGGACCGGCCGCTGAAAGGGCCTCGGCAAAGCGTGTGAGTGGGTTCTGCATAATGAGTTATCGGTCGTGAGCCGTGCCAGCCGAGGCAGGCGTTCGGCGTCGGAGTTCGCCGGATGTTTCGTGCGTGAACAGCGCGTAGCGGCTCGCGTCGAGTGCGTGATCGGGTGCGTCGTTCTTGCCGACGTGTTCCTCTTGGTAGGAGAGGAACTCCTGGATCAGTTCCACACACCGGTCCGAAACCAGCAGGCCCGGCCGACCCGTCGGGTCGTCGCGGAGCTTCCCGCGGACGAAGGGGATCCCCTCGTCAAGGGACTTCTTCGCCTTCTCGGCGGGCCAGCCCGCGGCCTGAAACTTCTCGATGTTCGCCGGTTCGTGTTCGCAGTAGATCGTCCCCTTCGGTTTGCTGGCGAGCCAGCCGGTGCCGGCGTCGGGATCGATGAGGTCCTCGATCTGGGTTTCCGATTCGTAATAGCACTCGCGAGCGAGCCACTGATCGTAATGCGTGCGATCGAGGCGGACGAGGACGCGGGGATTGTCCCACCCGGCGTCGTAGCCATAGATCGTCGTCGGGTCCGCGGGGAGGTGATCGAGGACGTCCCCCTCGGGGATCACGTGGCGCTGCCGAGAGAACTGATCGTAGACCAACCCTTCGGCGGCGGCAAAGCCTCCGTGTAAGGCCTGCTCGGCGCGGGCGGTCCCCTCGAATTGAGCGATCATTTTGTCCTTTTCGGCGAGGAACGGGTTGTCGAGTGCTGATCCGACGATCACCGTCATGCGATCGGCCCACGGTAGGAGTTCGTCGTCGGGCGTGACCTGCCGTTCGGTGATGTCGTAGTATTGATTGTAGCCCGCGCCGGTCGACGTCCAGAGCGTGACGTTCGGCCCCGCGACGGTGCGCTGTCGCGAGACGAGCATTTCGTGCAGGTCATAGAGGTCCGTGTTGTCGTAGTGGGCGGGCTCGTCGGCCCAGATGCCGTTGAACTCCGAGCCCGCGTACCGATTCCACTTATCGGCTGATCCGAGGCGGGCGATCGCGCCGTTGTAGTAGGTTAGTCGTTTCTGGTTCGCGTTGTAGCCCGCGACGAGTGGGGAGTTCTCGGGGTCGCCGCCGGCGTCGTTCGGCACCGTGTCCTCGCCGGGGAGCTCCTCGAAGAAGACGCGGTAGGTCGCGGGGCCGCCTTTCTGGTAGTCCGGCGCGAGGACGAGGTACTCGCCGCCGACGTCGGTCGCCGTCCGATGGATCCAGCGCGAGCCAAGGACGGACTTTCCGCCGCCATAGCCCGTCCGGAGGACGACGAGGTCGGACTCCCCAGAACCGAGGGCGTCGAGGGTTTCTTTCTGGTAGGGTGTCCACCCGTGTGGGACGCGGAGTTCGGTGCTCATTGATCCGACTCGTCGGGGAGGTCCGCTTCGCTCGCGACGACGGTGTCCTCATAGGTCACTTCGATCGGCCCGCCGTCCTCGCCAGTGATCTCGTGTTTGGACTCCTCGGGGGCGTCAGCACCGACCATCTGGCGCATGTCGCGCATGATCTCGCGCATCTCCTCGCGACGATGGTATCGTTCGATTGTGTCCGGCCCCATCTCGACATCGTGGGGTACCGCTTCGAGATCGACGGTCTCGAAGATCGGCTCGCCGAAGCCGTCCGTGCCGACCTGTTTTTCGATCGGGCGGATCCGGAGCTCGTCGTCCTCGTCGGTCCACACCTTCACCGGTTCCTCTGCGGTTCGGGCCTGTTCGCCGACTTCTTTGAGCGAGCGTTTGTACTCCGAGGTCGCTATCTTGCGGACTTCGGCCTGCTGTTCGGCGAGGAACTCCTCGACGTCCTCAGCCGGGTCTGTGTTGAGGTACTCTTTGACCTTCGTCCGCGAGACGCCGAGTTCGGCGGCGATCTCTTCTTGGGTTCGTTCGGTTGTGTGTGTGAGATTGATCGCGCGGGTGATTCGCCAGTCGCGTGTCCCTACTGGCCGGTCGGTCATTGGAAACCCTGTTTTATGTAGTATATATGTTCACGGGCGAGCAGCGAGCCGGCACCGCGCCGTCGTGAGTCGGTCAGTCAGTTTCTTGCACTCGTTTCAGCAGCTTTTGTAGCCACACCGCGACCGGACCGACGAACAGCGACAGTTGCGCGAGCAGGTCCTCGCGGCCGGTCGCCTCGCCCGTCACGAGGAGAACGACGCCAATGCCGAACGCGGCGAGGACGGTCGCGGCGGCCTTCGCGGGTTCGAATGGTTCGTCGGTGCCTCGCCGCTTGGCCGCAAAATACGCGAGCGACGCCACGAGCGCCGAGGCGAGCACCGTTCCCGCTTGGACGAGTAGGTCCTCTATCATCTTGATGTCCTCCGCACGAGGGTCGCCGAGCGTGACAGCTTCTCGGGCAAACGCGCCGTCGAAGAAAGCCGGCGTCAAGACGAGCAACGCCCCGAGTCCGAGCGTCAACACGGCGAGGGTCGCCTCGGGGGGCGTCTCGCCGGGGGCCGGGCAAAGATGCTCGGAATAGAGTACGACGACGACCGCGAGCGTTCCACAGACGACGCCGGCCGTCTCGGGGGGGACTGCTCCTGTGGCCCCGCCCACGAACGATCCCACTGACAGCAACGCACTGCCGAGAATCAGCGCGAGCGTCCGGGGGCACTCGATCCCTCCCCAGAACTCACTCATCGTTGTGCTCGGAGGGTCCGTTGCTGGTCCCGCCGCCGTTCCCATTCCGATGTTTCGCGACCTGTTGGGCCGTCAGCAGACTAATCGCGGCCCCGAGTATCGGAGCCGCGGGGAAATCCTCGACGACGCCGACATCAACAACGCCGAGGAAACCGACGACAAGCACCGAGGCGATCATGATGATCGCGAGCTGCTGGTTCAGTGTATAACGGTCGCTCACGGAGACAGATCAGCAGAGTCGGGCGAGTCGGACGGTCCCGGCGCGTCGATCCACTCGATCTCGCGGCCCTCCGGACGGTGGGCGCGCTCGACTGCTTCGATGGACTCGAAGACCTCGATCGAGCGGCCGTCGATCCAGGCCACGACGGCCTGAGCGGTCGGCCACCCGAACGCGACGCCGGTCGCGACGATCGCGTCGTCATGGATGAGCCGGAAACGAAGCGGAACGATCGGGGGCCGGGAGGGGGAGGAAGAGGAACAGGGGGGACTCATCGTTCGCCTTCTTCAACGAGCGTCGGGCGCGTATGTAGCAACGGGCCGCCCATCTCTGACTTTGATTTCGGCTTCGGAAGCGCCGGAGTAGTGCTGGACGCGAGTCCGAGTTCGTCGGCGAACGACTCGCCGGTCGCGTCCAACGACCGGGACGTCGCGACCGCGAAGTTGCGGTCGTCGCGACTAGCATGTTCGGGGGTCGACTTCCGGCGCGTGACGATCGCGACTAACAACAGCGGGTTGTGCTCGATGTCTTTTTTCGCGAGCGTTCGGCTCAGGTTCCAGGCGGCGGCGAGCGCCACACGCTTCGGAAGGGGACGCTGTCGGGAGGGTCCTATCGATCCGCAGTCGCACGCTCTCGGTGGGTTGCGAGTGACGTCCGCCGCCGAGGGGACGTAAGACGTCGTGTGGTCGCGACCCTTGTAGTAGCGAACGAGGCCGCGGCGGACCGATGGGCGTGGTGAGTAGGGGATAATCGTATCGTGGGTGTGGCGAAAGCACGACGAGCAGATCTCGCGATCGCGCTGGATCTCCTCGACGAACGTCTCGCTCGCGAGTTCGAGCGACCCGCCGTGGTCTTGGTCTCGGTCGCCAGCGTGATCGTCGTCGCGGCCGTGGTCGTCGCGATCGTTCGAGCGGTCGTGACCATCGTGACCGGTCGAGCGGTGATCGGCCGTGAACCCCCTGAACGACGAGACGATCGTGTCCTCGCCATGATCATCAGGTATCCAGCGATACGGGGCGCTCGACGAGGACGAGTCGGACATGGTGGGAGGGGAGAGAGCGGCGTAGTGGGGTGTGGGTATGGAGGATGGGATGTGGAGGATGGGATCTG